TGCAACCGGTCTAAACCTTGCACTTTAACAACTCTAAAAAATATAGTCGTTTGTTGGGTGTAGCCTTTGAGTGCCCACGTTTGTAGCGTTAGCTCTTTTTGTCCTGTCGTGTCAAACAAAATTACTCTGTACGCTTGTTCTATTTGGTTGCCATCTCGAATCATTCCTCCTATCTCTGCCCGGTATTTTTGCACCACTCGCATATCTGCTACCCGCCTGCCTATTTCCTGCGATGACAACTGCCTGAGCGCTGCTACCTGCTGTACGGTGTCCTTAATGGGTACGTCTGTTTGTGTGCGCTTGCCTTGATCGTCTATTGTCAAATGCGTAAGGTATAATCCCTGCGCGGTTGGCGTGATGAAGGTAGTATCTGTGATTATTGTTTGCGCTTGCATTTGTAGCGCTGTTAGGAGTAGGGTAAATATTAGTGTATTTTTCATTGTATGTATTTTTTTTAGTGAAGGTCAACCCAAACGCCTGCGGCCCTGACTTGCAGTTTGTTGTCTGTTGTGTTGTAGATAACCAGCCCGTCGGCAGGTGTTGCAATTGCGTTACGTTGTGTTGTGGTCATGCGAGGGAAGAGAACGCCCTGTGTAGTAGATGCTACCTCAAAGGCTGAACTTGCGTCTTGGGTTGTTGTACCTATAGCTAAAGCGCTTTGAAGGTAATTTAACGCAGTCCCTTGTCCATACAACCCCCAATTATTTGCGCCTCGTGGAGTGTCCCAATGAACTGTTTGGTATTGCACTGCATTAATTAGCGAAGGAACCAAACTCAACCCACGTGTAATCCCAGTGCCTCCAGCTGTTTGGTTAATTACAGATCGAACGTAAAAAGCTGTGCTGGTTGCATTCCCGCTTGGCGGTGTGAATTCCTCATTTATGTAAAAACAGAAATTGTTGCCACTTGTTTGTGTGCTTTGTTCGCCCGTAAAAAAGTATTTGCCAAGCGAAGAGGATTGACTTGTCGTGTAATTAAAGAAGCATAAATTTGTACCGTTTATATCAGAGGCTCCTTGCTGATTAGTAAATGGGAAAAAAATTGGGCTTGCGCTATTGGCTGCATTCCCAAATCTGAGCCATCCATTATTAAGCACCCTAAATAAATTTTTGTTGTCACTATTTGCTGCTCTAAAGGCCTCTGTTGCACTTGTTGCTCCTGCTCCAACAGCGTGCAATCGCGCCGTTGGTGTATTTGTCCCAATCCCCACATTCCCATCATCTCGAATCATTAGCGCGTTGTTATTGCCAGCGCTGTTGTGGAATTGAGCTGTCCAAGTGGAGGAGGAGGTGCCAGAGCCTACTACGTGGAGGCGGGCTGCTGCGCTAGTTGTGCCTATTGAAAACTCCCCTGTTGATGCTATTATTGCACGCCTTCCATTGTTTGTCCAAAATTCAATTGGTGAAGCAGAGCTCGTGATAAAGACCATACCATTTGTAAGTTCCGAACTTGCAGCAATTAACCCCCTAGAGGGCCAAATAGTATGCCCAAAGGAATAAGCGCGCAATTCTATTGAGCCAGTAGTTGAAGGCGAAATACCAATCGATGCAGCTGCTATACCTGAATAAGCATTGTTTCCAGTATTGATATTTCTCACCCAGATATTTTGACTTGAATTAGCGTTCCTTTCAATTTGAAAAGGAAGCGTAGGTGTAGTTACACCAAGCCCCAGCCTTTTGTTTGTATTATCCCAAAAAAGTCCATTATCCCCACCTTGCGTTTGCGTTCCTGTCCAAAATGATACTTGTCCGGTTGTTCCTGACCCTGTCACATCGCTTGCTGGATCTGTGTCCACCGTAACCGTACCGCCCCCATTGGATAAAGTTAAAGTATTGGTTCCGGTCGATAGCGTTTGCAGCTCGTTGGTAGCGCTTGGATCTGCCGGAGTTTGATTTGACCATACACCGGTGACGCTGTTATAAATTAGCGTTTGGCCTGTGGTCGGGCTTGTTAGTTGTACGTCGTTTATTTGATTAAGGCCGGGAAAATGGGAGGGCCTTATGAATAGCGTTCCATTATTGCCGGCGCGTATTACAAAAGCTATTGGAACCTTTAAGTTAGGTGCGGTTGGTAGCGCCTTTGTAAGGCATCCGGGCGTCGTTGCGCTGCAATAAAGTACATCACGATCCGCCCACGTTTCCCCGCAACTCGCGCCTGTTGTATTTAATCCTCTGTCTTTACCGAAGTGGTAAACTAAACCATCGCTACCATTGGAAATATCCTGCGCGGCTGTACCTAAAATATACTCACTGTTTACTGTGCCGTTCGCGATTGCGGGAGCGATTAAAATACGCCCCGATGCGCCATGCGTGCCGACTGCCATTACTACTGTACCGCGTGTTATTGTGGAGCCTGTTTGGTTGCGGCAATTAAAAAACACGTCCTCGAACATTTGGCCGGTGACGCCGCCAGCATTCAACACAACATCAATAGTCCCTTCATTTGCATCCCACGACAACCGGCCGGCTTCGCCATCTGCGGCGCTGCCTGTACGAAAACGCAAAGTATAGAGGCTGTCAAGGATGATGCTATCATTTTGGATGCGGATTCCATCGCCGGCGTAATAGTTTGCGCCCTGATTAATCCAAATCCACGCCGAACCGTTATAAAAGTACAACTCCGGAGTAGTGCAATTATTAATTACAACTTTACTATCTCCTTTATTTGGAGTATAGGCCGGCGTTGAACATCCTGCAATTTCCTCGATCGTGTTGCCGATTAACTGCCATCCTCCGGGCGTGTTAAAGTGATACCATTTGCCCGTTATCGTGTCAATGGCAACTCGCGAAGTGCGTGCGGGAGGCACAAACGAAGGAGCGCCGTTGGTGTAGCTGATGCCGGCGCCGTATGTAATGTTATTTTGTGCGGAAATTTGCGGTAAACTGCAAAAAAGCGCGGCAATTATTAATATATATCTCATCCAAATACAATTTTTAAAATTCCGTAAGGGAGGCCGTAGTAGTTGTTGGCAGTCAAAAAGTAAAGATCGCCAACGTTCAAACCTGATGCGAGTGCGTCGGCGTCTGAATCAAAAAAGCGTACTTTGATTGATGGGAGCGGGCCGTCCGGATTAACTATCATTATTCTATCATTTTAACGACCCCGTAAGGGAGGCCGTAGTAGTTGTTGATTGATAAAAAGTAAAGGTCGCCCGATTGCATACCGGCCGCGAGCGCATCGGCATCGTGAGTGAAAAAACGACCGTAAACAGGCAATGGCGGCCCGACTGCATTTTGCCGGTTGACTCGGATTGTATATTGTGCAATGTGGCAATGATAGCCCGAGTCGTTGTCGTAAATTTGTCGGACTTGTTCGTACCTAATGCCGTCAATGCTTGTTAGTTCGAGCTGAAATGTAACATCGCGGCGAAAAAAGTCTATTGCCTGTCTAAACGCTTCTTCTGCTTGTCGCGCTTCGTCAAATGTCGTTCCCCAAATCGCTACCTCCGTTAAAACGTTATCTACCCAACTCGCAGCCGATTTGTTGTGGGCTGGATTAGAGCCTACTACCGTAACAACAGCAAAAGGAAGGGCCGCGTTTTGCGGGGCCACGACCGGATAAACGCGCGTACCAAAGATGGCAAACGCGTCGGTGTTATCTGCTATTATTTTTCGGATTGGGCCTTGAACGTTCATTATACTTTTTTTAGGCGTTTTATTTTGGCTTTTAAGCCCTCTATAATCGTTTTTTGAGTGCGCTCTTTCATCATTATCCAAGTAGGCAGAATAAACGGTCTTGGCGGTGTGTGGCGCGTGCCTTTTTCGATCATGTGAGCGTAGTATCCATCCGTTTTGCCGAATGGCCCAAAAACGCCCTGAGCTGTTCCCTTTGCTAATTTAGCGCCGACAAAAACCGCGTACTTACTTTGCCTAAAGCGTAAAACGTCAAACGACGCAGCGAGGTTGCCAGGATAATAGGTTGCTACTACATTGCCGCGGCCCTTTGGCGCGCGCATACTCTTAACGAGTTTTGCAGTGCTGTATCTTTTGTGAACTTTGCGGCCGTGTGGCGCTGCCCGATAAAGAGCCGCTACTACCGGTTTAGCCGATTTGGTTAGAATAGCGCTCGTCCCGCGTTTGGCGTTGCGCGCTATCTGCCTAAATTCCTTTAACAGTTCTTCGACTTCCTTTGCTAATTGTTCGTTCATTCTGTGACCTGCGTTTCAAGTATTAAACGATCGTTTCTGCCTTGCTCGGATATGCGAATTATATCCCAATTATCCCCATTGTAAACAATCCGATCAATCACCGTTACATCTGTTTTACGAATCTCGAAGTTTGCTCGGTTGGTTGCATAAACCGCGCCTTCTGTAACGTCTTCACGAACTCCGCTTTTTGGATATATAACAGACGCCCAAACAGTCAATAAA